ACCAGGATCGCCACCGTCACACTGCCCGGCACCGTGCAGGTGGGCAGCAGGATCTACCGCAGCAGAACACAGGCCTACAGCCGCTCAGAATCGCCAGCGATCACCGTCAGCCCTGGCGATGACAACCCGATCAACGCACCACGCACCATCGGCGCCAGCCTTGGGCGTCTCGATCAGGCGCTGCCGGTGCTGATCGAAATCTACGTTCGCGGTGATGTGCCCGATCAGCTGGCCGATCCGATCGGCGTTGACCTGCACGCCCGGATGATGGCCGACCGCACCCTCGGCGGCCTGGCGCATGACGTGCAGCCTGATGGCTGGGCGCCGCAGTACGAACCAGCTGATGCCACAGCTGGATGGATCGGCCATCGCTTCCTGATCCGTTACCGCACCCGTGACGATGCCATCAACGCGGCTCCATAGCCTGATGGTGCGGAAGCTCACCCCATCTCATGGCGGCAGATTCATCCTTTGAGCATCACGGCCAGTCCGGTGAGTACGTGATGATGCCCAGCGGTCAGATGGTGCCCGCTGCTGAGGTCGTCGCGCCTGTTGAACCTGCTGAGCCCGCCAAGCCCGCCCAACCCAGCAAGGCCAAGGACTGATGACTGCTCTCCTGATCCGTAATTCGTTCTTGCTGGCCAAGACGGAAACCGCTTACGGCACGCTCGCCTCTGCGATCGGTGCATCCGATGCGGTCAAGATCATCTCGATGGAGGTCAACCCCATCACCGGTGATCGCGTTGAACGCAACCTGATCAAGGGTTTCCTCGGCGCCGACCGTCAGCCGCTCACCAATGAGCACGTCGCCGTCACGGTGACATTCGAGTGGGGCGGCTCCGGCGTCGCTGCCACCGCACCCCGGTTCTCTCCGCTGCTGCTGGCTGCCGGCATGAATCTGGCCGCATCGGCGGAGATCACCGGCACGGCCACTGCAGGCGGCGCCAACACCATCACCTTGGCGGACCTGGGCGGCAGCAACCCAGCGACCGATGCCTACGTTGGTTTCCCGATTGAGATCACCAGTGGCGCCAACTCCGGTAACAAGGGCGTGATCGTGGCACACAACGGCACCACCCGAGAGGTGACGGTGGTGGCGTCCACGGCATCGTTCACCGGCGGCGCAGTGAACTACAAGATTCCCGCGCTGTCGCTGTACCAGCCAATCAGCACCTTCGGCAATGGCTCCAGCTGCACGCTGGTGGCGGTAAAGGATCAGAACGTGCACCGCATCGAAGGCTTCCGCGGCAGCCCGGCGATGAACAGCCCGCTGAACGGTTACGGCACGTTCACGATCACCGGCATCGGCAGGTACGTCACCCCGACCGCCAAGAGCGCCGAGGCCTTTACCTACGGCAACCAGGCCGAGCCGGTGCCCGTCACCCCGCGGCACACCAAAGCGCTGCGGTTCCAGGGTTACGGCCCCTGCTCGGAGGGCTTCACCTTCGACTGGGGGCTTACTACGTCGTTCCGTTCGCTGATCAACTGCGAACCGCACGCTCGCATCACCGATCGCCCGAACCCCAACGGCACACTGACGATTGAGAATCCAGCTGTAGCGACGAAGGACTATTTCACCGCTGCAGCGGACAACAGCGGCGCCAGCGATGGTCCATTTGTTGTGCAGCAGGGCACGGTTGCAACGCAGAGCTCGATCTTCTTTGCGCCGAAGTGCGCCATCAGCGGCGACCTGAGCTTCAGCGACTCTGACGGCATCGACATGCTGCAGATTCCGTTCACGGCGCTGCCCAAGACCCAGAACGACGAAACCCGCCTGATCTTCTTCTGATGTTCATTCTCGATCAGTCTGATTCGTACACCTGGCCGGTCAGTATTGAGCTGCCGGTTAATGGTGCCAAAAAGCAATTCAGCTTTGATGCTGAGTTCAGGCGTCTGCCTGAGCAGGATGTTACCGAGATTCGGCAGCGATACTTCAAGCTGGTGGCTGATCTGCGTCGGCAGCTGCGGACCCTAGAGGGTTACGCCAGCGATGAAGACCTCGCCGAAGCAGGTAGCGCTGCAGATCAAGGCTACGAGGATCTGTGCGATGAGCTGCTGTGCGGCTGGTCGAAAGTGTCAGATTCCGCTGGCGAGGTGGTGGAGTTTAGCGAGGCGACCAAGCGGCAGATGTACCGCGTGCAGGGTGCCTGCGTTGCGATTGTAAAGGCATGGTTCGACAGCCTGGGGCAGCCGAGTGAGAAGTCTGCAGCGAAGGCTGGAGGATTCCGCCGGGGAAACTGATCGACGCGGCGCTGTTCATGGCTGCCGCGGCAAAGGGCCGGCCGGATGATGGCAAGGATGCCGCTGATGCTGCGGCCATGTTCGGCTTACCGTTGCCGGAGGATGATGTCCAGCCCGAGGTATTTGGCATCCTGCCGGAGAATGTTGAAGCGTTGTCGTGGTTCATGAAGATGCAGACGCAGTGGCGCATCGGCATGAATGGCCCGATTGGCTTGGATTATGGCGTGTTCATGTTGTGGGCACGCGAGGAGGGTGTGAAGCGTGCAGATCGCGTGTGGTTGCTGGATGATCTGCGGTTGATGGAGGGTGAGTTCCTGTCGGCAATGAGAGGGTAGGTAGCCTGATGATGATGCCAGCGAGCACGGCCTAATGGCTCAGATGGGTCTGGATACTGCGATCCGCCTGAGCGCCGAGGTGAAGGGCGGCGGGAACATTGATCGGGTGAAGAAGTCGCTGCAGGATCTGGCCAAGAGCGGTCAGACCACGGCGCGAGAGATGGGTGCGTTGCGATCGGCCACGTTTCAGATGGCGCGGGCTAACGACAACACCATCGCCGGGATCCGCAACAGCATCAGTGCATTCCGTGGATTGCAAGAACAGGCCGCGATCGGCAGTCGCCAATTTCAGCGGTACGGGGCAGAGATCCAAAAGCTGGAGGGGAAACTGCGTGGGCTGGATGGCGCTGCGCAGAGCGCTGGTGATTCGATGGGCCGCAAGCTGGCAGCGGGCCTGGCCAGCAGCCTGGCCACAATCGGCGCCGGCAGGGCCATCAGCGGATCGCTCGGTGCAGTGGTTGCCAGCGAGGAATCAGAGCGGCGGCTGAGGTCGCTGTCGCAGGGCCTCGACGATTACAGCCGGGTGCAAACCACCGCCACTGCGGCTGCGCAGAAGTTCGGCATTGCACAGACGCAGGCCAATCAAGAGTTCGCGCAGATCTACGCCAGGCTGCGGCCAGTTGGGCTGACGCTGGAGGAGATTAGTACCGTCTACAACGGATTCAACACTGCGGCAAAGCTCAGTGGCACCACATCAGCCGAGGCCAGCGCCGCGTTCCTGCAGCTGAGCCAGGCATTGGGCACCGGCGTCCTGCGCGGCGAAGAACTGAACAGCGTGTTTGAGCAGACCCCCGCAGTGGTGCAAGGTATCGCTCAAGTGATGGGCGTGCCGATCGGCCAGATCCGCGAGCTGGCGAAGGAAGGCAAGATCACCGGCGACATCGTGCTCACAGCTCTGGGGCGAATCGAGCGCGACGGTGCCCCGAAACTGGCCGAGGCGATGAAGGGCCCGGCGCAGCAGTTCCGCAATCTGCAAATTGCGGGGCAGGAGCTACAGATTCAGTTCGGGCAATCGCTGCTGCCTACCACCATCGCGCTCACCAAGGCGGCGACCGGAATACTAGAGCAGACCAGCAAACTGCCAGAGCCGGTCAGACAAGTTGGAGCCGCTGCGGCCGTCGCCGGTGTTGCTGTTCTCGGCCTGACCACGGCGATGAGCGCCATCGGGGGAATCAGCGCTGCAACGAAGGCCATGCAGGCCTATACCGCGTCAACAGGCGTCGCCACTAAGGCGCAAGTAGGCCTGAACTTGGCGGTGCTTGCCAACCCATGGGTGCTGGCGACAGCCGGGATCATCGCGGCCACGGTGGCGGCATACAAGTTTATTGAGCCGTTCCGGGAGTTCGTCAACACCTACCCGGAACGGTTCAAGTTGTTCTGGGGATCAATCGCAGCTGATGCGCAGGCATCGTTCAAGCGCATCACCGATGCAGCCACGGCAATGGGCCAATTCCTGGCTAAGGGCGTGCAGAACATCGCTGACAAGTTCGCAACGATGTTCGGCTGGATCCGTGCCCGCGCTGGCGACGCTTTGCGTGCTATCGGCATTGACGGTCAGTGGCTGGCGGGCGCCATGCAAAGCGTTTCTACCACGATCGGCAACGTGTTCTCTGCGGCGTTTGATTTCGTGCAGTCGAGATGGCAGCAGACCATCTCCAACATGATCAACTACTCAAACCCGTTCACGGCGATGCTCACCACGATGGGGATTAACGTGGGCGATGCTGCTACCCGGGCGATGCAGACCGGTCAGCAGCGGCTGCAGGCGGCAGGCGTGCCGAACACCTACACCGTGGGCGGGATCACCTATAACACGGCGACGGGCCGGCCTGTGGCGGGTGCTGCGCCATTCGCACTACAGGCTCCCCGCACCCTCCCCGGTGCTCCCTCGGCGCCTGTGCTGCCTGGTGGTGGGGCGGCAGGTGCTGGCGGCGCCACTAGCGGCGGCGGATCAGCACCATCATTTCAGCCATCAAGCCGCGCCAGGGCATTGATTGCTGCAGCGCAGAAGCTGGGCGTAAGCCCTCTGGATCTGGCGACGATCATCAGTTTCGAGACGGGTGGCACCTTCAGCCCCTCAATCCGCGGCGGCGCTGGTGGCAACTATCAAGGGCTCATTCAGTTTGGTGCACCCGAGCGCCGGCAGTACGGGGTGACGTCTGGTCAATCGTTTGAAGAGCAGGTCATGGGGCCTGTTGTCAGGTACTTCCAGGATCGGTTCCAAGGTGCTGGCATGAGCACCCAGGGCGCCAGCCTGCTGGATCTCTACACCACGGTGCTGGCCGGTAACCCTCGCGCCAACCGTAACGCCCGCGACTCCTTCGGCACCAGTCCAATCAGCGGCGTGCAGCGAATGGGTCCACACCGGCAGAAGGCTTTGGCCACCTTCTTCGGCGGATCAACGACCAACGTCGGATTCGGCGCTGTTGAGCAGGCAGAGTCAATGATTGCGGGGTACGACGAACAACAACAAGCCGCCGAGAAACTCAAGCAGGAGCAGGATCAGCTGACTGAAAAAATCCAAGAGTCGATCAAAGCGCGCACTGATTCGATTGTTCAGCTTAACAAAGAAACTGAACTGCTCAAGGCTGTTTCTGATGAAGAGCGCATTCAGATCGAAAATGCCTATGAAGCCAACAACATCAAAGAGCAGTATCGGCAGCTTAAGGCAGAGGCATTAGACCTCGACAAGGAAGCGCAGAGGCTTGGCATTGAGAACAACCTACAAGAACAGACTGCGCGACTTAAGGCGGAAGAACGTCATGCACTGGCGAACCTTCAACTGAAGACTGAGCAGGATCTGAACAAGGTCTATGAGGAACGGACTCGCCTGTTTAAGGAGTTCATGGATCAGGTTGCAATGCCCACTGCCTACAACCAGCTGGAGCAACAGCGTGTCGTGCTGGATGAAATCCTGGAGAAGTACCCGGCGATCGGTGGCGCTGCTGATGCTGCCGCCGACCTGGCGACACGTGGCCTGGCAGAGGTTGTGACTGGCGCCAAGTCAGCTAAGGATGTCTTTGTGGACTTCCTGAATGGCGTTGCTAGTGCATTGCTGGATGCAGCGAAGAAAATGATTGCGCAGTACATCGCAATTGGCATCGCCAGGATGTTCGCCGGCTTTGCTTCCAGCACTTCAGGGTCGTCGTTTCAGCCGAGCACGACCGGTCCATTCCAAGCAGCAGAGTCCGCCTCTGCGTTCAACTTCAACCCAGGCGCGATGGTCGGTCGCGCGGTCGGTGGCCCCACCATGGCCGGCCAGCCGTACACGGTCGGCGAGCGTGGCCCCGAACTGTTCGTGCCGTACCAATCCGGCACCATCATCCCGGCTGAGGCAACCGAGGCGCTGGAGGCACTCAACAATGCCAGCCTGCAGGCGCTGGCAGTGCCGTTCCAGCGTGACGCAACCACCCGTGGCGGCAATGACCTAGCGGTGCCGTTCCAGCGCGGCATGGAGGGCCTGAGCGTGCCGTTCCAGCGCGACACCACTGGCGGCGCTGCTGGTGATCGCGTCGCAAACGGCGCCAGCATCGACGTGCGCTTCGAGACCATTCGCGTTGGCGACCTTGATGTGGTCACCCGGGAGGAGGCGCAGCGCATCGGCCGGGAGTCGGCGCAACGTGGTGCTGAGCTCGCGCAGAAACGGTTGAGCAACAACCCAACAGCGCGCCGCGCAGTGGGGATGAGCTGATGGAGGTCTGCAGCTTCATGCGATTCAAGCGCCGCAATGGCACCTACACCAGCTGGCTGGCGCAGAACTTCTTCATTGATCAGGTCATCACCCATAACGGTCTGCAGTATCCCTATCTGCCGGTTGCCGTTGCCACGAACAGCAGCACCAGGGGTGGTGATCGATCCGAGGCTGCACTGGGTGCCGGCATCTCCGCTCTGAGCTTGAATGTCTTCGCTGAAGCTGCCGCTGAGGAGTGGTTGCTTGAGGTGCGTTCCGTGAAGGTGAACCGCGCGACGCTGCAACCCGGTCAACTGCTGGTGGTCGAGTATTGGTCATCGCGGCAGGTGCAACACAGCACCCGCGATGCGTTCGTGACACTGCAGCTGGCCAGCCCATTGGACGCAGTGAAGGCACCAGGCGGTCGAGTGCTGAATCAATCGCTGGTGGGTGCGCTACCCACCAGCGGCACACTCACACTGCAGTGATCGACTACATCCGCTGGATCGATGCCCGCCTGCCGCATGTGATCGGTGCTGATCCAGATGACGGCATCGGTGTTGACTGTCTGGTGATGGTGCATAAGGTGCGCACTGCTGCTGGGCTGTTGATGCCATCATTGGATCCGCAGTGGTTCACGATGGCGGCTGCAGGTCAGTGGGATCAGCTTGAGCGCGAGTGGCGCCGCACGATGGAACCGTGCAACCTTGAGCCGTGCGCATTGTTGCTCCACCGCCATGCTGCTGGCATGGGGATCGGCATCGTCGTTGATGACGGTGTGTTGACTGTGAATCATCGCCGCGGTGTGCAGTGGCTGCCGTTCAGCGCTGCGCAACGGGTGATGAGACTGGAGTATTGGAGACCGCGGGATGCTGCCATCTGATCGCTACCTAGCCGAGCTGCTCGGGTTGAGCGATGAGCAGTTCGAGTATTGGCGTGATGAGGTGCGAGATCGTGCCCAGCGTGCGCCGCAGCCGGCAGTGGTGGCGGGCATTGATCCGGTGAGCATTGCAATTCAGATCGTGATTGCCATCGGCCTGCAGCTGATCGGCACGTTGTTGGCGCCAACTGTCACCCAGGCCAAACCTGCGCAGCTGAAGGCACGCAACCGCACTGGAGAGTCACAGACCAATCTGCAATCATTCGCCCCGCGGGTGGGCTTTGATGCCGTGCAGGCGGTGGCCAGCATTGGCGAGCCGATACCAGTGGTCTACGCCAATCGTGAAATGATCAACGGCGTGACCTATGGCGGCGTGCGCGTGAATGCAACGCTGCTATGGTCTCAAATCTGGAGTCTTGGCGGCAGCCAGATGCTTCGCGCAGTGTTCATGCTGGCGGAGGGCAGGGTTTCGAGTATCGACAATCAGGGCTTTGCGATTGGCGACAACGCAATCGGCGTGTATGACCTCGGCAGCAGCCAGGCCAATGAGATTGGCAGCCGCATCACGATTTACTACCGCGACAACGGCGGACGGATCGGTAGTGGCAATCGAATCGTTGGCCGCACTGCCGCTGCTGATGCAGGCAATGCGATCAATGCCGGCGCTGGTGATGTATTTCAGGTGCAGTCGGTTGATAACAACTGGGCGCCTGATTTTTGCTCAGCAGTGAAGCCCGCAACGTCGACAACATTCGGCGTGTATAGCCCGATTGGCAACAACCTTGGATTCAAGCTGAATCCTACGGTGCGGCCTGGTGTGACTGCCAGTCTCAAGCCAAAAGGGGACGATGGCGACGCCGAGGTGGTGTGCGACCTGGATGATACAACTCAGGTGCAGCGTGCAAAGTTTCGCGCCTTCTTTTCAACGCGATCTGGTATCACCAGCGGATCGTTCGGTGCCGTTAATGATGTTGTCACGTACAAGCTGCTGCCGGGTAGCGACTTTGAGACCATCTTCCAATCAGTGATTGAAGAAGGCGACACCTGGACAGTTGACCACGAACTGCGCAACCTTGAGGATGTATACCAGGAGCCGGCCTACAATCAGGTGATTCCTGGTGTGAGCATCGCCATCACCCAGTCAGCATTGGAGGGTGCTGTTACGGTTGGCAGCCCGACCGTGAACACCACAGCCAAGACGGTAACGGCTGATGCAACGATCAACGTAGACACTATCGCCAATCTGTACGCCAATTCTGCAGTTGGCCGGTATGAGATCAAGTATTGGATCACCGCTCGCAATACTGCGCGAGACATTGAGCTACAGCTTAAGTTTGTTGCCATCGTGAGAGTGCGCAACAGTCGCACCTTTATCCGCAACAACAGCAGCGATTCAATCTCTGTCGATTTTACCAACGAGACTGCATCGGTCAGCATCAGCACCGGCATCAATGAAAACACGCTAACGACGCGGGTTGATGTTGAACTGCAGGTTGCAGACGGGTCTGGACCTGTGCAGACGCTGACCAGTCCCAACCGCCTGCGTGCCTCGATGGCGTTTGACTATTCCGAATCTGACCTGTATAGCGAGTCTGCAGATGATGCTGCTGCATCAGTAGCCGCTCGGCAGCAGGCGTGGGATGACGCGATTGTGGTGGGAGAGCTCTACAAGATCGGTTCTGCACTGGCGGTGTGCACTGGCCGTACGCCATCAGATGCGGTGTTCCGCAGCGACGTGGAACTGGAAGCAGCAGGCAGTGGCCAGGGGATTGAGGCTACGTTCAGGATCGTGCGATCTGGTACGGCTGCAACGGTCACAGAGGCCACGTTGAATCAGAACGGCCTGACTGAAACGCCGACCCGGCAGACGGCCACCAGCGGGCCGCACATCATGCGTGTCGCAGTGGCCACTGGCGCCACCACACGCGAATGCCGAATTGTGGAGCTGGGGATCCGTTCAACGCTGGGTATCCGGCTGAGTGGCATCCTGCGATTCCGTGGTGCGTTGTCGTTTGCCGATGCCGATGGCCGGGCCTGCCTAAACCGCGAAGGTGACATCATCCGGCGCGGCAACACGCTGAAGGTCGACAACTACCAAAGCGGGCAGCTGATTGGCGTAAGTGAACGCTACTCGTTCGTGCGTGTGCTGTACCGCAAACAGTCAGAGTCGGCTTTCACACCACTAAATCAGGTGTTTGGATTTGTTGGTGTTGACCAGCAGGCATCCTTGAATTATCTGCGGCTGCAGTTTCCAACGCTTGACTCATGGGAGTGGTTTATCGAACCGCTCACTGGATGGGAGGTGCGGAACCTAGTAACGGCAAGCACGTTGTATGTGATCGACAGTCGGATGAGCACGGTGCAGTCGGTGACATCTACAGCTGGTGGGCGCACAATGCGCGCGACATTCAATGGTCGGACGATCAGCCGCAACGAACAGGCCTTCAGGTTGCGGCAGACCAGGCGATCCAACATGGGTCTGCCCCATGCTGACAGCAACAACAACTACGCCGATGCATGGGGCAAGCTGGCCGAGTTCTTTATCTATGACGAGATTCAAGCCAGCACAGATTCACCTGAGCATGAGATCGTCTACGTCAATGAGATTGTGCAGAATGCCGTCGCGCCGCAGTACAGCGGGATTGCGCTGCTGGGCGTGAATGCTACGTCAGCGTATGAGTGGCGGCAGTTCAGTCAGCTTTCGTTGTATGTGACTGGCGGCACTGAGGTGCGGCGACTGTTGAACAATCTCACGAATGGACCATCACATCTGCTGCCTGATCTGGCATTGGATCGACTTACCAATGTGAAGTATGGGCCTGGCAGCATCAGCGATGATCTGATCAATCTTGTCAACTTCGCATCAGCGGCGCAGTGGTGCCAGGACCGGAAATACTTCTTTGACGGCGGTGTGATCATCAGCCAGGAAGCACCCCGCCAGTGGATTGCCGACACAGCCGGCGCGATGCTGCTCGACTTCCGAGAGGTGAATGGCCGCTACGACCTGGTGCCGTTCATCACGTTTGCTGCCGTGACGCATCGTGCGCTGTTCACCGCCGGGAACATTGAGCAGGGCAGCTTCCAGTTTGAGTCAACACCGCCAGAGCAACGGCAGGCGGCGCGGATCAGCGTGAAGTGGCGGCAGGAACGCAGCAGCACCAACCCTGCTAACCCTGGCCTGTTCCCGCTTGAGCGCGAAGTGCTGGTGCGCGAGGCGGCGCCGTACGGCAGCGATGCGCTGCCGATGGAGGCAATCGACCTGAGCGACTTCTGCACCAATGAGAACCACGCGATCGATGTCGCCAAGTTCACGCTGCGGATGCGCCGGCTGCGGGATCACACGATCAGGTTCCGCACCACCTACGACGGCCTGGAGGGCATCAGCACCGGTGTGGGGCCTGGCGACCTGATCAGGGTGGCGATGGATACCACGGTCTACGACCAATTCAACAACGGCGTAGTGCTGGGCGATGGCACTGTGGTGAGCACGACGCCGCTGGCGAATGGCACCTACAACGTGATCAGCTGGGGCGGCAGCGGCAACGTGAACGATGCAGCCACCTTGTCGATCAGCGGCGGCATCGGGTCGCCAGCTGGCATCGTCTTCACGGTGAAGCAGGTATCAACGCAGGTGCGCACGTACCAGATCAGCCGGATCACGCCATCCGATCAGGGCGCCTACGAGATTGAGGCGGTGCACATGCCAACCAATGCCCAAGGCATCCTGCTGGTGGCTGCAGACTGGGATCAGACCAGCGCATGGGTGATTGAGCGATGACGGTGCAGTTCCCGGCAATTCAGCCCACTGCGCACGAGTTCGGCGAGGGCAGTTGGCCAGTCACTGAATCACGATCACAGAGCGGGGTGCGCAGCGTTCGGCTGTGGGGCGATAAACCATCTGATGCGCCGTTGACGCTGACGTTCGACAACATCACCCAGGCGGCCTATCAGCAGATCAGGGCCGCGCACAATGCCGCCCGTGGACCGATGGAGGATGTGACGTTCCCGGCGATCGTGGGCAAGGGGTTGATCGACGCGCAGCTGCTGACGCCTGGTGGCGGGATGCGGTGGTACTGGGCAGCGCCACCTGAGGGCAGCCGGGTGCAAGGCGGCCGGCGGATCAGCTGCCGGTGCACATTCAGGGCCGAGCATAGGCTGTGAGTAGCGGTCGAACATCCGATGACGGTTCCGAATAGCACGCACGGCGAGATCCGCTTCCGGGGGCAGAAGGTTGCCAAGGTGGTAAACATCAGCATGGAAACGCAGCGTGCAACGCTGGATACGACCGGCATCGGCGACATGGATGATGAGTTTGCCTACGGCAAGCGCACCACCAGTGGCTCGGCAGTGGTGCGGTATCGCATCGACGATCAGCCGACCGTGGATCTGATGAATCGGATCTTTGAGGATGGCGAACAGCCGGACGACCTGGAGATGGTCATTCACAAGGGCAGCGGCAGCAAGCTGTCCGGGCCGGTGCTGATCAACAGCCAGGGTATCGGTCAGAGCCTGGGAGAGAGCGTGTCGGTGAACATCAGCTTTGTGATCAGCGGCAAACCCAGCCGTGCGTTCTGATGGCTGTCGAGGGCCGCAAGGGCATTGTCGAGCTGAGCAGGGAGTGGCCGGCGCCGACAGCGCTTGATGATGCCAGGCTGCAGCGTGGTGCGTCGCCATCACTGGACCTGACAGATCAGGCGTTCCAGTCGGGTGATGAGGTGCTGCTGCTGAGTCTGCGCGGCGTGCCTTTGGGTGTTGGCGTGAATGGTGCAGCGCCATGCCCTGATGGTCATGCGTTCTGGCCTGGCGGTGATGCGGCCGTGGGGCCCGCGCTGGCGGCACGCAGTGCAGGCGGTGGATTCTGGAGTGCAGACCTTGCGCAGCCATTCTGGGAGTCAGCCGCCACGGTTGGCCTGCAGCAGTTCACCTCCGCGTTCATTCACCGCGATGAGCTCGATGATGTGCGGTTCTACAGCAGTGAGATTGACGCGATCAATGGCGGCAACCAGGGCCTGATACCGCTGCGCAACGTCTCGCCCGGCACCATGCTGATCCTGCCGGCGACTGCTGCTGGCAACGCCCTATACATCACCACCCTGAGCGGTGGTCGGATCACCACCCTGGCGGGCTCGCCACTGGTAACACTGGGCTCTGGGGGAGAGTATGCCACTGCGGCGCTGCAACTGCTGCAGGCAATCACCGGGATGCCGATCCCGGACGGTGAGCAACCGGCAGCCAACCTGGCTGCAGTGCCTGATGTGCTGACTGCTGCGGCATCCGACGCTGAGCAGCGCGGCTGGCTGGTGCAGTGCGATTTGACCGGCTGGGTGTTTGAGATGGATGCAACGCAGCTGGATGAAACTGCAATCGGCCAGGCCTTTGGCGAGACGGCTAAGGGTGTGCTGCGTGGTGCGGGCAGCTTTAACGGTGAGGTGGACCACAGCCGGATAGCAGGCGAGCAAAGCGGCCTGGGCCTGCTGAAATTGATGATGCTGACAGCGCAGGGCAGCAAGGCACGCGCGCGGTTCCAGCTGATGGATCAGCGCACCAGCACAGTTGCCAAGCACGTGAAGGAGCGGGTGTTCTATGAGACCGACATTCTGATGGGTCGCACCTCGGTCAACACGCAGGCGACGGATGTGATCAGGCTCACCGGTGAGTTCATCGCCACGGGTCGAATCAGGATTGCAAAGGAGGCTCCATAGCCTGAAGCCAGGAATCAAGGCATCAGGCGGACATGAGCCAGCTGCAGCGAGCGGGGCAAAGCGGTGCTCTCGATGTGGCTGCCAGTCAGGCGGTGGCAAAGGAGCAGATCGCGGCGCTGCTGGACATGATGCGCCAGCTGGGCGGCAATCCATCCGTTGTGGCTGGCGCGCTGGCCGCGGCGGATCCGCTGAATGCGCCATTCACGCTGTACGTCGATTCGTACATCGGCTCTGATCGTTTCGTTGGTGGCGCATACAACAGCCGCGAGGCAACCGGCACTGATGATCAGATCATTGCGCAGAAGCTGAAGCGCATTGAACTGCAGCGCCTGGAGTGTGGTTATACGGCTGCGCGTCCGTTCAAGACAATCAACCGCGCGGCGATCGAAGCCGCGATCATCACCAGCAAGAACTGGTACACCTACAGCGATCCGCGAGCCCATGTGGACTGCGTGACGATCGTGCTGAGCGGTGGGGCGCACATCGTCTATAACGACCCCGGCAGCAGCTCGACAAGCCTGGCGAGCTGGGGCACGTCCAAGGATCCGACGATTGCGGAGCTGATCGCGTTCAACCCAACCACCGGCGGCGTGCTGCTGCCGCGTGGATGCTCGATGCACGGGCAGGATCTGCGCAAGACCAGCGTGCGCCCGAACTGGGTGCCGGCCGTGGAGGATGAGGCAGCGGATTACAGCAACCGCCGCGCCATCCTGAAGGTGTCGGGCACTGGATTCTTTTTCAATGCCACCACGATGGACAAGATCGGTCACACCGAATCTGTCCACCTACTGGACCCGTTCCATCCTGCCAGCCAGGCTGAACTGACGGCGTTCTACAGCAAGGTGCAGAGCGCTGTCGGTAGTGGCGCCGACCTGGCCAATGCGCTGCTGGTGGCACGCCCCAGTGAGTATCAGATTGTTGGGCCGATCAATCAGGCGCAAGCGCCGAGCTCGGCGTGGGATACAACTGCTGGCGCCAGCCCGTACATCTTCAACTGGTCCGTGCGGTCCGAGTATGGAATGGGCGGTGCATTTTGGGACGGCGACAAGATCGCCGGTCTCAAGTCGATGGTGTGCGCCAATTTTACCGGCACCAATCAGCAGAAGGACATGCGCTGCTGGCAGGTCTATGAAGGTGGCAACTGGGTTTCGCTTACCAACACTCCGCAGGATTATCAGAAGTACATCGACGCTGCACCTGACAGCTTGCGTCGCAATCCAGCACGTCAGACCCGGCACATTTCAGCCGTCAATGATGCCTACATTCAAAAGGTGTCAATCTTCGGGATTGGCCAGTCTGAAGTGACGATGGCGGACAATGGCGGTGAGATTACCGACAATTCCGGTAATTCCACATTCGGTGGATGCTCAGCTCTGGCGAAGGGTTACAAGCGCGCTGCGTTCGCCAAGGATAAAAACTGGGCGGTCAGTCGCATCAAGGTGCCGCTAAATCCAAGCCAAAAGATTGGCAACATCCGCCGCATCGACCTAGGCGTGGTCGCCAGTGTCACCAGCTCGACCATCACGCTGACCAATGGCCTAGCGATTGATGCAAGCTCAACGACGATTCCCGCTGTTCTGTCGGCTGCCGGCTACAGCCTGGCCAATGGCACACGGATCTGGATCGACAACCCGAATGGTGCTGACTGGCGTGCAACGCTGACCAGCGCGGCATGGAGCAGCAGCACGCCGGCCGTGATCAACATCACCGGTGCGCCACTGCAGAGCGGCACCAACTCGTCGGCAGGCGCTGCCGTGGTGGGCCGCAGGGTCTACATCCGCCGTGTGGTGGATACCCGCAGCGTGGCCGAGCGCCGGCTGTCCATGGTGCTATCGAACACCGCCAGCGCCAGGTTGCCGCAGCGTGACGCGGTGCTGCAAACCGACCCGGCGCGATCTGGCGGGGCAATCAGCAGGGTGCTGGCATCTGGCGGGGAGGAGGTGCTGATCGTCTCCGCCGTTGGCACTGGCCCTGCGCCTGGTGCTGGTGTGACGAAAACAGCAGAGCTGACGATCAGGCGTGGTGCCGCCAGCAAGACCTACGCCACTGACACCTTCTACCGTCAGGGCACGGTGGTGCGTCATGCCGGTAAGCACTGGCAGGCCAAGGTGGCAATGACCAGCACTGGCGCGTCGCCCGATCCGGCCCTCTGGGGTGAGGCGTTCGTGCACATGCCGAGCAACTTCAATCCAGAGGATCCGATCAGCCAGGATGCGCCGATCCTGACGTTCGATACCGATACATCCGACCTCGAAGACTCCACCACGCTGGGCATCAACTGGACGGCGGTGTGGACCACCACTGGCCCTGTGCTGCAGCAGTACCGCACCGGGACGGACTACCTAGGCATCTACGCCATGCTTCGCGCCTTGGGATTCTCTGAGGCCGCTGCACACGCTGCCCTGGTGCCGAAGTCGTCAGCGGTCCGAGAACTCAATCCAGCCAGTGCTACCGACTTCCCCACGGCACCATCAGGCGGTGCTGCAACAGGTCGCGGTAACTGGGCGGTGGAGTTCCGCCGGCCATCCACGATCCGGCTCTACAACCACCAGTGGGAATGGGCGGGCGCGGGTAACTACTCAAAAGCCATGCCTGCAGTGCAGCAGGACATGAGCGAGTTCAACAAGTTCACCTACTACTTCACTAATTCAGGTGGTGGGCGTGTGGTGCCGAAGGGTAGCAATGAAGATGGCTACGAGGTGTCGCCTCGTGGACTGGAAGACATTGCAACGGGCGCCACGATCAGCCCTGAGAGCTTAGGTGGCCTGGGTATTGACGATGCGCAACGCACCGACTTCCCTAATGGCATCCAGGTTGGCGGCACTGCAGTCGTGCAGGATCTGGAGATCACGGGTCAGGTCACATACTCGGATGCAGCCAATGCCAAGACGACTCGCGTTGGTGCTGTCGAGTTGGCCAGTTTCGCTGAGGTCACGGAAACGATCAACCTGGAGATTGCCAGCAGTGATGCGTCAATCGAGGCTAACCCTAAAGCGGTAACGATTGGCGGTTTGAATCGCTGGATGATTGCGCAGCGATTGATCAGTGCCAGCACCGCGTCGGTGCCGATCTACGTCAAGCAGGGAGCGCCTAGTCGCACCTTGGATCAGATGCTCGAAACCCCGCCCATCGTGCCGGCTGATGCAGTGCCAACACTGGCAATGGCGTCGGATTATGCCAATGCGCTACTCGGCGGGAGCAGCCGCATCGCAGAGATCAGGATGGCGCCGGGGCTATACAGTCCGTCCTCGGTCTGGACCTGCAACGTAAAGTTTGTCGCCTATACCGCAAACTTTGCCAGCCTTAACTGGCCCAGCGACAATCTCGGGACGAGCACTGTTGAAAATAATTATTTTGACGGCAGCGGCTATGACAATTTTACCAGTTCGGTAAACTTTTACAGTTTCTTCATTGTTCTGAGGCCATCTGCTGATTCCAGCGGCCAGTTCCATCTTGCCTGCATCCCTTTGAACATGAGATTCGGCAGAGGCTTTGATTTCGAGGGGGGCTTTCACTTTCTTGGCCTGCCTCACCTGATTAAGGCTGTTGCACAAGGAAATCTTCCTGCGACAACCCTGGTCGGAGATTCGACTGGATTTGTTTATCCATCAAGCAGCGCATATACAACCGATACCTCCACAAATGTTGACACGCTGCTGAATGGGATTTATGTGGCTAATTCTCGCAGTGCAAGCTATCAGGCTTACACGGAAAGTCATCTTTTCGTATTGCTTGGAGAGAAAAGCGATTTTGGTACAATCCGCGACTGCGTATTTGGCCCTGGCTTGCCCAGCCGCAAAGACTCTCTGAACGGAACCAGGGGCGCTCTTGTTTCTATCCAGGGAACGATTGAGCCAAGAATTGCCAACATCTATTTCAGGGGAAAAACAAAAATTACTACCGCCGGAATGTTTGCAGGTGTTAGTAACGCCTCGATCGGAGATCTTCCACAGGCGGGGGACGCCCATTACGGATCTTCCGCCGTTTCTGCCCCCTGGACATGGGAGCAGACGTATCACACTTTCATCGCCCCTACGCCTGGCGACCCAGGCGACATTGCATTGAGCCTTGGGGGCGATTCAACCCTAAGAGTAAATCTTGGAACTTCCTTTAATACCTGGAGTTACTATCAAGATCGGACCGGCAAGCTGCTGCCTAATCACATCCACCTGCTGACATCATCAGGGCAGGTGCCAGCTAATGACAGCACCGGCCCATATTTCGACCAATTTGTTCATGCCCCAAGCAGATTTATCACTAAAAACGTCTGGCAGACCGTTGGCGAGACTTCCGCAGCACCGGGGCCCAGGCTGCAAGGCTTCGTTGGCAAGTTCGGCAGCAATGGGTATAACACCACCAAGGCCCGTGGTGTACTGGGCGGCAACCTGGGTGTGACTACACCGGAGGCGGGCTTCACTTTCAGCCTCTCACCCGGCAGTGGTGCCAACAACGGCAAGAGCATTTTCCAGAAGGCCGGCATTGCTGCTGGGGCGGCCGATTCAACCGCTCGCCCCGACTTCGACGCTCTGTCCACGCTGCCGGGCGAGGGCTACCCCACTGGCGACAACCCGGTGATCACCACCGATGGCAGCAAGGGCCTCAATGTGGGCCTGCGCAGTTTCAAGGCCGGCATCAGCGTTAATCGCGCCATCACCATCCCGTCGTTCAACACCATCCTCTGATCGTCATGCTCCCCTCCGACCCTGGCTACACACCGGCTGCCCTGAATCCAGCTGTGCTCAGCTCAGAGCTCTACCGCTCCCTGCTGGCGCGAGACATTGACCCCTATGCAGCGCACTCCCGCGACGACTCGCTGATCAGCATCTGTGAGCAGTTTGCTCAGCAGACTGAGACAGCAACCAGCTGATCGTGGGACCAGAGATCGTCATAGCAATCATCGGCCTGGGTGGCGGTGGCGTTGCTGCCCTATGGAAAATCGCCAACGGCCTGGGGCGTTTTGAGGCCCGCACCACCACGATTCTTGGCGGCATTCAAGAGATGCTCAAGGATCACGAGGATCGGCTGCGAAGCGTTGAACGTCGCAGTGAACGCTGTCCATAGGTTGAGGGTGGAGCACCTCCAATCCGACCATGGAAAACCACGAAGTCCTGATCGGCCTGGCGCTGTTTGTTGCATCAGAGCTGATCGGCATGAGTCAGCTCAAGGAGAACTCAGTCCTGCAGTTGCTGCTTCACATGGCGCAGGAATTGTTCCCGTATCAGCTCAAGGCGAAAGACAAGCCATCGCGCAGTAATCGCCCGCCGATGTTCGGCAAACGCAAAGGCCGGCGATGAATCGCGCCGGTAACCACACCTGGGACCTGCTGCAGCCGATCGCAGGACGCACCACCAGCATCGATGAGATCACCGGCAACC